AAGGTAATTTCGAAGTAATCAAAAAGTAATCTGGTTACTCTTTCAGAAGGTGACATCAACGGCTTTTTAACTTCAACAAAATCAACCGCTTGCGAACAAGTTACCTTTTTTGTTACTCGGAATTACCTTTCAACGGTAACCACTCTGACCGCTTGCAAAACAAGGACTTGCGTGCGATTTCCGGGCCGTTTTCGATGCCCGTTACCCTGGTTACTATTCTTGGCACCCCCGCCCGGATTCGAAGTTTCCCGCCCCTGGGCATGGGCACCGAACACCCCCCTGAACACGCAACGCCGCGCAACCGCGATTGAAGGCCATGGATGCCCGGCACGCCCAGTGCTGGCGCTGCTCTTCGCCCGGTGCGTCGGTGCGCTTTTTTCGCTCCACGAAGCGGGCAGGCGTGGCGGGGGGACGAGTCCGCGCGCTGGGGGTGCGTGGGGGTGGTTGACGGACGGGCGGTCAGGGGCGTAGGCTCTGCCCGTCGCTGCAAACAACAGCGCCCGGGTTTAGCAGCCTGGAATCAGAGGCGGACGAACCGCCGCATCTGCGCGGTTTTTTTACGTCCGCAGCATGGCCTCAACTCCTTCAATGGGCGGGCCGTGCGGGAGGCCGCAAGGCCTGCCAGCCCTCTGACTGGTCTGCTAACCCGCACGGTTCCGCCCACCCCGTTTAGCAGCGGGGGGCGGAAAACACAGACCGCTTCAGAGGAGTTCCATCATGGCCAAGTCCGCCACCGTCATCCCGTTTCCCACTACCACCCGCGCGAAGAACGTCTATCGGCGCCGTGCCTACAACATCCGGGCTGAAGAAGCCTTCAAGGCCGGGTTCATGAGCGTGAGCCGGCCCGAGCGCGAGCTGATTCAATTGATGCGCTGGACCAACTTCACCGGGCGCGACGCCGTGATGAGCGTGGCCCGCGAGATGCGCCGTGCCCAGCGTGGCGCGATGGCGTTGATGGGGTTTCGAAATGAAAGGCGAGGTAGCGATGAACAATACGCAGTTGGTACCGGTGTTCACCGGCGAGATTCAGGGGGAAATGCGGCAGGTCTGCAACGCGCGAGATCTGCATGCCTTTGTAGAAAGCAAGCAGGACTTCTCAGACTGGATTAAGGGTCGCATCGAGAAATATGGATTCATCGAGGGCGACGACTGGGTTTTCCATAAATTTATGGAAAACCCCTCTTCAGGAGGGCGGCCACGAACCGACTATCACATCACCATCGACATGGCCAAGGAACTCGCCATGGTCGAGAACAATGAGAAGGGGCGTCTTGTCCGTCGCTACTTCATTGAGGTGGAGAAGAGAGCGCAACAGATCACCTCGCGCGCGCTCCCTTCCATCAGCCAGCAGCTTTCCGCCCACGGCGTGCTGATGCGGCTGGCCGATAAGCTGGAGGCCGAGCACCACCCGGAGAAGCGCGGGCTGTTGCACCAGCAGGTGCAGCACGCGTGCCGGATTCTGGGCATTGAGCCGCCCGCGCTGGATGCGATTGGCTACGCGGCGGCGCCGCAGACGGTGCCGGCAATGGTGGAGACGTTCTGGGAGGCGGTGGAGCTGATCGGGCTGGAGAAGCTGAACCACAGCCGGGGCGGCTTGCTGGTGGCAATCAACCTGCTGCACTTCGCCAGGGTGGCGGACGAGGCCAAGCTGCGCGTGCCTTCGGTGCTGGACCTGCGCCGGGTGCTGCGGCTGAGCGAGTCGCCGCGGTTTGTGAAGGCGAACGCCGCGGTGAACAGCGCCTTGGTGGACGGCACGGTGCGGTGCTGGCTGTTCGAGCCGGATCAGCCTATCGGCTGAGGGCGCTACTGCTCTTTGTTGAGCAGTTCGAGGTCTAGCGAGGTGGTAAGCCCGGCGTCGCCCAGGCGGTGGGTGACGCGGCTGATGATCCAGTTGGCCTGGTCGATCTGGGGTTTGAAGCCGCGGACGATGGCGGGCAGTTCCGGGATGAGCTCGGGCCGGCCGATGGCGAGGGTGATGGAGAAATCCGCCACACCTCGCTGCAGGCGTTGGAGTTCTGCCTTGGCTGCCTGGGCGGCGGCTTGCCGGCTGGGGTAGGTGTGGCGCAGGGTCTTGACGTTGGGGGTGCTGGGCTCTGTGGTTTCGGGGTCTTCGTCGGTCTCTTCGGCCCCTACGGTGACGCTGTCGCGGATGCCGTTGTTCACGTCGTACCAGTTGGCCTTGACGGCGGTGGCTCCATTGCGGTCTGCCACCGAGAAGCGGTGCGAGTCGCCGCTGCTGCGGGTGATGAGCACGCCCTGCAGGGGCTTGCCGCTGGCGGTTCTGGCCTGCCCGGCCGGGGTGAAGAGCAGGCGCCCGGCCTTGACGGTGGCGATGGCGTCGAAGTCTTGTGCGAGTCGGGTGAGCAGGTTGGCGTCTGATTCGTCGGTTTGGTCCAGGTGGGCGATGGCCTTGCTGGCGAGTTCGTCGGCGATGACTTCGGCCAGGCGGTTGCGGCCGGCGATGGTCTTGACGATGCCGCCGATGGTGGTGGCGTGCCAGCTCTGGTCGCGCTTTTCTGAAAGTCCGGCGCGCAGATCTGCACTGCGGGCGCGGATGGTGATGCGGTCTGGTGCGCCGGAGTGTTCGACTTCGTCGACGGTGTAGGTGCCCTTGTCTTCCAGGCTGGCGCCCGCCCAGCCGAGTGCAAGGCGGATGATGGCGCCGCGCGGGGGGATGTCGAGCGCGCCGTCAGAATCATCCAGGGTGAGGTCGAGCTGGTCGGATTCGAACCCGCGGTTGTCGGTGAGGGTGAGGTCGATCAGCCGTGCGCGGATGGCGGTGGTGATGTCCTGCCCGGCGACGGTGAGCTTATATGCGGGCTGCCTTGCACGCGTGGTCATGGCATGGATTGCTGGATGTCGTTGTAGCCGGCGAGCATGTCGGTGGCGGTGTCGTCGATGCGCTTGAGGGTGAGCGCGAATTCGATGCGCCGCGCGGCGCCGTCCGGGAAAAACAGACTGTGCGTGGTGTTGAGACTGGTTATGACGTACAGGCCGTAGTGGATGCCGGTACCGTCGATCAGCGGCCATGCCTTGCCGCGGTTGGCCATATCTTCGAGGATGGCCAGATCTGGCCACCCGCCGGTGATTTCTGGCAGCAGCACGCCGTTTAGGCTGACAGTCTCCTCATCTTGCCCAAGGAACTGGTGCGCTGGCATGACGCCTACGCGGCCGGTGGCCGGGTGGCGCCATCCGAGTTGGCGCTGAAATTCCTGGAATGGGACGGTGCTGAGCTGGAAGACGAACATCCCGAGCGACATCATCATGGGTTGCGGGCCTCCCAGTCGTCGCGGCAGTCGGTATCGCACCAGCGTTCGCCCTGGTCGAGGGGTGCGTCACAGAACAGGCAGAAGCCGGTTGGCGTCGGTCCGGCTGGTTTGCGCTGCTGCAGGGCAATGGCGCGGTCAATCTCTTCGCGCGCGGTGGCGGTGTCGCTCACGTCCATGGGGCTACTCGCGGTCGGTCAGGCGCGAGCGGCTGAGGGCCGCTTGCTGCCGGGTGTGCTTTTCGAGCTCGGCGGTGACAAGGCGTGCAATGGCCTGTTCGTCCATGCCGGGTGATGCGTGGATGTGGATCTCGAAGTGGTTGCTGATGGCTGGCTGGGGGCCCGGCTGTGCGGATGCGGCAAGCGGCGGGCGGGTGTCCAGCGCCACGGCATCAGGCGTCGGCATGGCGCCGATCTGCTGGCCGATGGCTTGCGTGACGGCCACCATTTGCGGCACGAATGGCAGTTGCGGCGCGGCGGCGCTGATACCAGCCAGGCCGGCGCCGGCCGCGGCTACCAGGGTGCGGGCGGTCTTTGCCACGGTGGCCAGCGGTTCGGCCGCGGTGCGTTGCAGGCCTGCTGCAAGGCCTTCCATGGTGAAGCCGCCGAGTTCCGCGAAGACGCGCGACGGTGAGTTGATGCCGAGCTTGTCCTTGAACCAGCCGATGACGGCGCCGCCAGCATTGGTAACGGCGTCCTTCGCGCGACCGAGCGCACCGGTGATGCCGTTGATGAGCCCGTCCAGCAGCATGCCGCCGAAGTCCGTGAACTTGGCAGGCAGGTCGATTCCGAACCAGCCGAGCACGCCGGAAAGCGCCTGATGGAACAGGCCCAACGGGCTCCAGTTGAGGATCAGCGCGCCAACGCCGAGGACGCCGCCGCTGAAGGCCTGCTTGATCTCCGTCCAGATGCCGGCGAAGAAGGCAGACACCCGATCCCAGTTGCGATAGATCAGGAAGGCGCCGCCCGCAATCACCGCGATGGCCGCGCCAATAGGGTTGGCGACGAGCGCCAGGGTAAGGGTCTTGATTCCGGCCAGCGCCATGGGCAGCGCCACCTTGGCCAGCATGAAGATTGCCCCGCCGGCCTTGAACAGAGCAGCCACGAAGGCCAGCACCGCGAAGATGGCCTTGCTGGCGAACACGGCGCCCAGAATCATGCCCAGGTTCTCGAACCCGCCCACCATGGCGGCCACTCGGGAGATGATGGCGCCGGTGTTTTCTGCCATGGCGGCAAAGCCGCGCGCCAGGCCCACGATGTGCGGCGCCGCGGCGCTGAGACGGCTGCCCAAGGTGGCGGCAAAGGACTGCACCATGGGCAGGTGTTCGCGCATCCAGCCGGAGAAGGACTTCATCAGTTCGGTAACCGCCGGCATGAGCGCGGCGCCCACGGTGTTCTTCATGCCCTTGACCGCTAGCTGGGCGTCGAGCAGCGCGTCCTTGTATTCCTCGGCGTTGCGGGCGGCTTCGTCGCCCAGCACATAGCCGGTGAGCCGCGCCTGCGCCCGCAGGCTTTCCAGCCCGGCGCTGCCGTCGCGCAGCATGTTGAGCATGTCGGTACCGGCCTCGCCGAAGATGGCGGTGGCGTAGGCGGCGCGCGAGGCGTGGTTGCCGATCTTGCCGAGGCGGTCCGCCACCACGCCCATGGCGGATTCCGGGCTCATGCTGGTGAGCTGCGCGGCGGAGAGCCCCAGTTCCTCATAGGCCTTCTTGGCCTTGCCGGTGCCCTGCACGGCCTGCCCCAGCCCGCGCACGAAGCGCTGCATGCTGCCGTCCAGCTTCTCGGTGCTTACACCGGAGCGTTCTGCGGCGTAGCGCAGTTCCTGCAAGGCGGCGATGGGCAGGCCAAGGGCGTCGGCCTTCTTGGCGACCTCGTCGCCGAGCGATGCGGCCGAGTTGCTGATAGCGAAGATGCTGCCGCCTGCTGCAATGCCCATCATTGAGACATTGCGGGCAAGCCGGCCGACTTCGCTGGTCATGCTCCGGAAGCGCCCAGAGAGATCCACGAGGCGCTGCAGGGCGGTCTTCTGACGTTCATATGCGGCGGTGGCCCGTGCGAGCTTGGCGGCCAGTTCTTCCTGGTGGCGGGCGAGATCTCGCGTTGGCAGCCCTGCTGCCTTGAGTGCATCCGCGTGCTTGCGGGCGGCTTCGGATGCCTTGTTCTTGCCGGTTTCCGCGCGCTTGAGTTCGGCCTGCGCGTCCTTCAGCCCGGTGCGGTACCGCCGCATGGTGCTGTCCGATGCCGAGTAGGACTTTTCCAGCTTCTCCAGTTGCTGCTTGGCGATCGCGTAGCGGGCGTTGAGGTCTCCGCTGGCGCCGCCGTTGGCCTTCATCTGTTGGAGGAGTCCGGCCATCTCTGCGCGCGCGGCACGCACCTTGCCGGACAGGGCCTGCTGCGACAGACGGTGCGCGTCGAGCTTGCTCTGGTAGTCGCCGACCGCCGCGCGGGCCTTCTTGTAGGCCTCGCTGGATTCCTTGACGCTGTCGATGGCGCCACGGAACCCGGCGAACTTGCGCTGCGCATCCTCCAGGCCCTTCACCTGGTCGCGAGAGGCCTGGATGGTCTGCGCCATGAACCTGCTGCCATTGGCAACGGCCTTGATCGGCGCGGTAGCCTTGTCGATGGCAGCGAGGATCACCTCCATCCGGAGGTTCTTGTCACTCACGCGCGCGGCTCAGCAAACGTGGTGATGCGCCGCACCGGGCATTCCGGACAGCGGCAGTGCCGGCGGTTGGCCATGTAGATGCAGGCGGTGCCGGCGTTGGAGAGCGCCACGCCGGCCAGCATGAGCCACGGCCAGGCGTAGGGGTCGCCCAGAAAGAAGTCGGCCACCGCGGCCACAACCACGCCCAGCCCGCCGGCCTTGGCGATGAAGCCGAAGCGGATGGACGCCCGGGTACCGGGCGACATGCGCACGATGGCGCACAGGGCGTAGTACAGCGCCACCAGGGTGGTGGCGCAGATCAGCAGCATGAGCAGATTGACGATCATTGGTCACCTCCGCGCCGGCCAATGAAGCCGGTGGGGTCGCGTGAGAAGCGCCGCCCCAGCACCGCAATGGCGCCCACGATGTGGATGCTGGACAGGCCCAGCGCGAGGCCCAGCAGCCCTTCCACCGATCCGTCTGCCGGCAGCCAGGCCAGCCCGGCGTGTGCCAGCCAGGCCACGATGATGGGCGGGCCGAAGTAGGCGCTGATCACCCCGAACAGCAGCGCCGTGGCCCACTGGCTGACCGGGATCTCGCTCATGTAGCTGAGCATGATCACCGCGCCGAAGAAGCCGACGATGGGCGGGATGAGCTTGGTGCTGCTGAAGGTTTCGGGGGTCATCGTTCGTCCGGGCTGTTGCGGATGCGCGCCCTTTCGCGCCATTCCATGAGTTCGGCCAGCGCCATGCCGTCCATGTCTGCCGGGGTCCAGTGGAACACCAGCGCCAGGTCGGCCATGGCGTCTTCTACGCGGCGGGGGATGGCTCCAGCAGCCGCTTCGGCAGCAAAAAACCGGCCACCGCGCCGCCGATCTGCACCAGGTCTGCCGGGTCCATGGCGCGCACCTCGGGGGCGGTGAGCGTGGGGGTGCTGATGCGCGGCACCACGGCGGTGAGCGCGTCCACGTCCATTTGCAGCAGGGCGGTGAGGCTCACGCCGCGCAGTCCGCCGGAGTCGGGTTTGCGCAGGGTGATCTCGGTGATGGTCTGCTCGCCGCGCTTGATGGGGGTGTCCAGGGGTACGGTTTCGGTAATCGGTTCGTTCATGGGGATTCTCCTCGGGGGTATCTCAGGCGGGCGCCGAACTCTTCCCGGCGGCGCCCGGTTGCGCTTCCTCACGCTGCGGCCGGATCGCGGCGGGCCTTTCTCTGGGGGGTATCTGTGCGTTACAGCCCGATCGCCCGGCGCTGCTCGGCCATGCGGTCCTCGAGGCCCACGATCTCGACCATGTTCAGCAAATCGATCTCGATCACGGTCTGGCCGTTCTCTGTGAGCTTGTAGTAGCTGAGCGTGCTCTTGACCTTCAGCGGGCTGTCGTCGCCGGCCTTGGCGGTGCCGGGGTCGATTTCGCTGTGGCGGCCGCGCACGGTGACTTCGATGGCGGTGACCTCGCCGGTGTCGTCGCGCTGGTAGGCGCCGGCAAAGCGCAGCAGCACGCCGTCGGCGCGGCCGATGCCGAACTGCTCATAGACCTGGCGCACGTAGCCGCCGCAGGTCCATTCCAGTTCCAGCTTCTCCAGGCCGAGGTCGGCGTCCACCGGGCCGTTCATTCCGCCGGCGCGCAGCTCTTCCATCTTGCGGGTGAGCTTGGGCAGTACCACCTCGGTGGCCACGCCGGCATAGGATTCGCCGTCGGCGAACAGGTTGAAGTTTTTCAGCTTGCGGGGGAGTGCCATGTCTGCG